GCCAGGTGACCGGCTCACCTTTTTCGTTCTGCTCATTACAGAAAAAATAACGTTCACCACCGACCTCTGTCAGATCGATTTCCCAGAGCACCACCTGGGCTGACTGAGTGAGGCGTGTCGTCTCATGATGTGTTTCCTGTGGAATATCCTGCATCAGGGCCTCCTATGCCACGACCTGTTCAAAATCTGCCGTTATGGTTACCCACAGCGCCCCCACGCTTGCCGACCATTTACGACAAACCACCCTGATCGGCTTCCAGTCATAAGGTGGCGTCCACTGAAATGCGCGGACGCCACCGTGCCGTTCCAGAAAGGCTTTTAAAGATGGGTGTTCACATTTACGAACACGTATCGTCACGCTGTAAGTCGACAACTGGTTATTCAGTCCCGCCGCACGACGCTGTTCATAACCATCGCCCAGCTTCACTGTCACCACTTTCGGCTCTGATACCACATTCATATCCGGGCGCACTTTCCAGTGAAACGTCTCCATTACCGATATGCTCCACTTAACCGACCACCATCACGGGCCTGCTGTTGCATAAAGTCCGCTGCCGCTTTTTTCCCGAGATCATAAACCACCTTCAGGGCAGCCGGACCTATCTGCCCGTTCGTGCCATCGTTATTGATCTCGATGTTGTACTGCGGGGCAAACATCGCCATACCTGAACCACCAATATCCGCCACAACCCCCAGCTTACCGTCAGCACCACGACGCAGTGGCAGAATGGCTTCAGGTCCAGCTTCCCCCATCACACCCGCGCCTTTTGCAAAAGCAAAAAACGTCGGACGGTTAACCACCGTGCCACTGTAGCGACTCAAATCAGCCGACTGATAAACACCGCCATCAGCATTGGCTACAAAATCAAAAGGCAGCGCGGAAGCAATGCCTTTTACCGCTTTCATTAAAGCTATCTGAGCCATGATTCTGGACATATCTGACAGCACAGAAGAAGTAAAAGATTTGAAATTGAGTTTGCCTGTAGTACAGAATGTCGCCAGCCAATCACTCATGCTACTGAACGCAGACGTGAACAACTGTTCCACTGTCCCGGCTGTGTTATCCGCATTCTCAGTGACATTCTGGAGTGCACGCAGGACTCCGTTTTTCCAGTTACCCTGAGCAATTTCAAGCTGTTGCCAGTAACGGCGATTCTCATTCAGTTGTCGGTTCAGACTCTCCGTCAGCGCCTGCTCGGCCTTTCTGTAGTCATCCGTGTTATATGTCCCTTTCTGCTCACTATCCCGCCTCAACTGCTCCAGCTGTTGCTGGTATTTCTGGCGAAGACTCAGTTGTACCTGATATCGCTGCCGCTGCTGATCACCCATACCAACCGTGGCGATATCCAGGTCATGTTGCTGACGCTGAGCGCGCTCTTCTTCAGCCAGTTGACTGGTCAGCTGAATTGTTTTTTTCTTCAGATCGTTGAGTGCCGTCTGTTTCTGAAGCTCCTGCTGTTTTACATCCAGCAGCGTCAGTGCCTGAATCAGTTCATCTTTACGGGCCAGCACACTCTTTTCATCTGCCGTCAGTTTTTTCCCGTCCAGATCGCTGATGCGCTGCTGCAGAGCCAGAAGCTGTTTATGCGCTTCTGTCATCTTTTCAGTGGCAATGCCTGCTGACTGTCTTGCAGCAGCAATCTGTCCTTCCACCTGTGCCTGTTGCTGACTGTACTGCAGCAATAACCGGGTGGCCTCATCATTACGGGTTTCGCGTGTTTTTTTCTTACCGGATGCCAGGGCTTTCTCGTAACGTTCATTTTCACGTTGTATCGCCGCATCCCTGACAGCCTGATCGGCGTACTGCATGGCATTAATACGCGCAATTTCACGCTGATGTCGTGCAGCTTCCGTTTCATTCATCCGGTTCAGTGCAGCATTTTCAGCATTACGGCGTTTCTGTTGCTCCTGATAATTCCGCTCTGCCTGCTCTTTTGCATCCTGCAAATCCTTCTGGCGTTTTTTCTCCTGAAGATCGTTAAGACGCTGCTGATCGTATTCAACCTGAGAAGATGATGCCGTCCAGGGGAGTCTTTTCGCCCGCGACACTTTCTCCTGCAAAGTGGCAATCTGCGCATCCAGCGAATCTTCACGACCAATATTCATGGCCGCATCCCAGAACTGCTTCCACCAGTCAGATAAAGTTTGCAGCGTACTGCCCAGCGCATTGAGGTTATTATCAATATCCGCAGTACGCCGACCGGTTTCCTCTGCCAGTGCAGACATGGCTATCCGTGCCGCATCACTGGACCGCCCCTGCTCTCCAAGGACGCGTATCTGCTCAAGCTGAGTGGCAATAAGAAAATGCAGCTCATTGTCCAGAGACTTCGCGGCATTTACAGGATCATCCTTCAGCCGCTTAAACTGATTTATGGTATCGCTGACCGACTGGCCAACCGATCGCTCCATCTGTGCGGCAGCTCTCGCCACCATACCGATATCGTTTCCACGAAATGCACCACTCCCCACCACCTGAGCCAGCGCACCGGCTGCAGCATGTTGCGTGATACCATTCCCGGAAATAGCACGACTGAGCGTCCACAGCTGCCCGGCAGTGACTCCGGCATAATGCCCCGTCAGCGACAGCTGGCGGTTAAATTCTTCCCCCTCCTTCTGACCGTCATACCAGGCTTTACCCAGGCCATAGACAGCCGCGGCAATACCGCCAATAACCCCGCCAAGCATCATGCCTTTCGGTGACATCAATGTGTCTATCCACCCAGCACGGTTAGCCAGCGTTATTCCGGATCCCCTCAGCGCACCTAAATTTCCGCGGGCCAGTTCACCTATCAGAACGCCTATCTCCTGACGGGCCGCTGCACTTTTCAGCCCCAGCGAATGCGTGGCTTTTCCTGCCTGCTCCATTTTGCGGATATACACTTCTGCAGCACTGCTTACCCCCAGCTGGGCAGCCTTAGCACGAAGCAACTCAGAAGAAGAAAGATTCTGGCGGGTTGCCTGCTCTTTAAGCTGACGGATAAACGCCACTTTCTGTCGGGTAGCCTCTTCCTCAGCCTGTGTAAGAACACGGGTTTTCGCCGTAACCTCAGAAATCAGCGCCAGATAATCCTGCTGACCAATCCCGCCACTGTTTCTGGCCTGTCGGATCTGCTGCTGAATACGCTGTAATTCCTGCAGACCCGCACTGGCCTGTTTCACACTGTCAATCTGACGATAAAACGCAGCAGCAGCTTTATCCTGAGCCTCCGCCAGAGCCATGGCCTGCGCCTGTTCCTCGCGCATTTTCTGGCTCAGCGCCTCCATACGCTGGCGGGTTTTCTCCACCTCGCGGGCCATGCGTTCATGAGCCTGTGCGTTCTTCTCCACCGTCTGCGCATGAACGGATGCGGCTGTTGCAGCCGAAGACGCCGCCTGCGTTGTCTGCCGGGCGGCCTGAGTCTGACGCTCCATAAAACGCTGCATACGGGCAGAAGACCGTTCTGCATCGCTGGCTGCACCATTCAGAAGGTTTTTGATACGGGGGATTTCATTTTTAAACTCTGCCGCATCAATCCCCAAATCAATGACCAGGTTGGCTATCTGGTCCATAACGCACACCTCCGGAAATACCTTCCCCAAGATGCATCAGTTCTTCGTCCGTTCGCTCCGGTATCCCGTTCTCTTCCGGTAAAAGGCTGAAATCAGCCACCGCAGCATCACTGCTGCCGGACACCATTCTCACGATCAATGCCTTCAGCGAGGCAAACTGCGCATCCATCCACACATCACTGAAGCTCTGCATCCGGAAATAATCGCCCCACTCACCAAGCTCAGTGGCCGACATTTCCGACAGCATCCGCCGCCAGTCTGCCCGCCGGAACTCCCGGGCAAGCCGCATGACAAACTGCATTTCCCGCGTCATGACTTTTCCGGCGTCAGCGCCTCATGCTCATCATCCCCGGCATTATCAATGGCCCCCATACCGCTCAGCGACAGAACCATCTCCGCCCCCGCACCCAGGGCATCATACGACCATGTTGTAATAACGGATGCGCAAAGCGTCTCTACATCCTTAGACTGATCCGCATTCCACAGTGAGCGGGAAACCAGCCAGGCATTGATATCCATCCCCATCCGCAGAAAAGCAATCTGTCGTTCAGCCTCCGGCAGTTCTCCCTCACCGGCATCAAACTTTGCCGTTCGCTGCTGAACAAACGCCAGATATTCAATTCTCTGCAGCCCGGACAGCTCACTGAGCACCACGGACTGTTTTTCATAATTAAACGTGCCCTGTTTCAGAAACATCATGTTCTCCACCTGCAAAAAAGCCCCGGATAACCGGGGCAAATGATAAGTATCGTCCTGTTAACCTGCGGCGCTGACAGTCACCGCAGCCACAGCCACAAAATTCCCGTCAGCGGTCATGCCCACAATGCTGACACTGCCCTGCTTCACGCCTTTCACCGTGGCTACAAGCCCGTTCAGGGTCACCGTGGCAGTCTGTGGATCTGACGAATGCACACTGATCGCTTTGTCACTGGCTCCGTCAGGTTTTACTGTAAAGGTCAGCGTGGTGGTTGCTCCCACTTTTACACTGGCAGATGCCGGTGCCACCGTCAGCCCGGTAACGCTCACTGTTTCAGTGCCTTCCTCTGCCAGATACGGACGCCCCACACCGCTGATTTTCACAGTGCGGGTCATCACGTCTTTTGAGGCAATGGTTTTACCCAGTGAACTCAGCCAGCCACGGAAAACATCAACAGTACCGTTGGGATATTTGATACGAAACGCGCAGACTTCACCGGAGTCGAACAACTGAACCAGTTTTTTCTGCCCGCTGTCACCCGGACGCCAGGCCAGCGTCGCCGAAGTATCACCGACTGATTTCTGCCCCTGGGTTGTCGTTTTCCAGTCTGCATCTTCATCATCGAGATAAGTATCATCTTCTGCATCAGCGGTCATTTCGCCAGGTTGCAGATCCTTCACCATCGCAAGACGCAGCCAGTCAGTGTCCGACAAAGGGTTCGCAAATGCGTCGCCGTTGCCGGTATACATCCAGAACGTCGTCCCCGCACCTTTCGTCTTTGCCAGTGGATTTGGTGTGGTCATTGCCACCTCCTTAATTCGTGTACGTGATCTGGTACGTGATTTCCGCCATCGCCCAGGTGGCCATCTCATTATCACGTTGATAGTTAAAACCGAGTGGGATCAGGGTGTCGATGAGTCCGGAAAGTGCCGGTACATCATTCAGGGCCGGGAAAATGGTGCTCTCCATCCACATATCCAGCTCTGAATCCGGTGCCTGTGCCCGGATGAAGACAGCAATATGCAGAACAGCCTGCCAGTCATCTTCATCCGTCATTTTTCCGGTGTACTGAGCATCACTCAGCCACACCGCCACGGCAGGCAGTTCCTGCGCATCAATAAATGCCGGAAGCCCGTCAAAAAACGTGGCGCTGTCTCCACACTGTTCCCGAAGGCGTGCCAGTACGACCTGGCGGATTTGTGTATGTCGGTTCATCGGGTCAGCCATAATCTCAGTTGTTGTTTCAGTGCATACCCCAGCTGTTTCGGCATTTCCGCAGCAATGATGCGGTCGCGGGCATCTTCAAATGCCTGTGTCAGCGGTCCGGACAGCGGGATTTTCACTACCTCCACAGGAAGACGATTTTTTCTTGGCCTGCCCTGATGGTCATGCCCTGTTGCAAAACGCGCTTCAGGAAGACGCCTCAGAACATGCCAGCGGCCATTCGCCAGTTGCTGAACAAATGCCCCCCGGAAAAAGTATTTTCCCACTCTCAGTCCTTCACCAGCACGCCGCCGTGTTGTGTTCAGTTTGATGGCGGGCAGATTGCCCCGGTTAACGCGGATCCTGGCCGTCATTTTTCCTGACGGACTGGCTTTAAACACCCGGACACGCTGACGTACCAGTTTCAGGGGGATCCCTTTCACTTGGTTATCTCCCGCAACGGTATTCCCGGCAACCTGCCGGGTGGCAACCGAGACCGCTTTCTGTGCCACACGGTTTATCGCCCATGCGCTGGCCTGTGGCACCATACGGGTATCAAGGCTGTTCAGATTGCGGATGGCATTCTCAAGCCCCTTCATCCCACACCTCTTTACTCAATAAAGATCATTGGTTTACCGTTAAAGCGTTCATGCCGTGTGACCGTCCATTGTTGTCCGTCATAAACAACGCGATCCCCGCGCCGTGGGCGGTATCCCGAAGAAAACACCACCAGAGAGACCGCAGGTCCGGACAGAGCATTCAGCTCTGCCAGTGTTTCTCCCGGGATCACAGTCATATCGACATCATTAATCGAGGCTGTCTTTCCCATCTTTCTGACCGTGATCGCATCCATACGCGCTGCCAGCCGGGAAAAGGGATCAGACATTGAGTTTTACCGGCACTTCTTCTGCATTGGTTCCGGCATCTGCCCAGACAACCCCGACCAGCGGATCAGAGCCGCTGTTAGTCAGCTGAACTTTTCCGGACTTCAGATAAACCTTCTTACCCGTTTTCATATCATCCGTTTTCAGCTTAGGCAGCATAAACACACCTTCGGTCATGCCGTCGCCTGTTTCACCCTGTGGAATATCGGTCAGCGCCACCGCAAAAACATCACCCACCTGCACCAGATCTCCGCTGCTGATGGCTGCACTGGCAACAATCGCCACCGTTTTTCCTTCTTCTACAAAATTCTTTGCCATAACTGTCTCCGCACAGCCCCGTTCAGGGGCTGATTTCAGGTACAAAAAAAGCCCTTACGGGCCATCAGAGTTGTTGTCTGCGACGTTTACGCCGTACATTTCACCAGACCGCGGTGATCAACTGGCGCGACACCGGCGTCAATACGCACTTTCGTTGTCACGCCATCCACACTGAAGCCCTCCATCTGATCAATATATGGCGTATCCACACCGTTGAGATAAGCCACTTCAATCGTATCGGAGCCTTTTGACGCAGCCAGGTAGAAGGTGGTCTGGCTGTTATCATCAAGACGAGGCTCTGCAATAACGGTCGCAAAATCTTTCACCGGGTTAATAATACCGGCGTTAATGTCAGCCCCCTTGACACTTGAGGAGCGAATGACCTGGTTAGCAACAGACTCCATCGCCGTCGGTACCAGTACGAACGCAGGACGAATATTCAGATGACGCTCCCCCTCTTTCTGAACGCGCATCAACTGGCGGGCTTTATCCAGCGATGCCACGTCCATTGCAGCGCTCTCCAGTACGTTTGCATGTTTCGCTTTATCGAACAGACTTACATTATCTGTGGAGATTTTCGGGTTAGACGTCAGAATGGCATAAACCAGATCGGCAATAGTGGATTTCGCCGCACGGCCCAGTTTCATCGGGACATCGGTCAGCATATTCAGATCATCATTGATAATGGCCTGACGGGTGATACTGAACAGCTCGCCATAGGTCGCCAGTGCAATAGTGGCCTGTTTATCTCCGGTGGTGACGTATTTATATTCCGCCCCTTCACGCACCTGACGCAGAGCACTGAAGCCCCCCATACCCACACGATGGGCAATTTTAAAATCAGACAACTGACCTTTCCGCGTCCACTGTTCATAGGTTTCAGGAGCATCTTCCCAGCCCTGCAGAATGGCTTTGTTCGCAACATCCAGCAGAATATTACCGAAGTCAGACGTACTGTGTGTGAACGCCGCACCGACCATCTGCATCGGGTTATAACTGGAAACCCCAATACCCCGTTCAGTCAGTGACATACGGGCATATTCACGCAGGGTCATCCCGTTGTAGACATTATCACGTTCGGTTTTTTCAAATCCGGCACGCGCCATCAGCGCCTGGCGGATCCCGTCCCCCACAAAATTACCGTTACCGGCATAAATATGAGCCGGTGTATTTTTATTGGATGGCGTGGACTCGCGCCCCATCTCGTTCAACAGCTTTTCGCGGGCCTGCTCCAGCGAACATTCAGGATCGGCAAGACACTGAGCCTGCAGCGTCTGATAACGCCCGCCAAACATGGCAAACAGATCATTAATACCGTTTACACGCGCTTTTTGCTCTGCCAGTACCTGCGCACGGATACTGTTTTCATCCACCACGGGTGCTGCTGCCTGCACTGGCGTCCGGGAGGCTGCAGGTTCATCATCCTGTACGCGTGGAGCACTGTTGCGTGGCGGAGTAATCATGTTTCGAATGGATTCCGGCATCTTTTTAAATTCCTCTGTACGTTTTGACTGAATACATGCCATTGCCTTAACGGCTGGCGTCACCTGATCAGCAAATCCATGTGCCAGACATTCGGCACCGGACATCCAGGTCTCATCCGCCAGCATGGCAGCAATTTCATCGGTGGTTTTCCCGGTTTTCTGTGCATAAGCGGGTAACAGAACCGCCTCAACATTATCGAGCAGGTCGGCATAGGTGCGCATGTCCTCCGCATCACCGCCCGTAAAGCCAAATGGTTTATGAATCATCATGAAGGTGTTTTCCGGCATAATGACCGGGTTTCCCACCATCGCAATGACCGACGCCATTGACGCCGCCACACCGTCGACATAAACGGTAATGGACGCACCATGTGTTTTCAGCGCATTAAAAATGGCGATGCCTTCAAAGACATCGCCACCCGGTGAATTGATATGGAGATTAATGTGGGTGATATCGCCCAGTGCATTCAGATCACTGATAAACTGCTTCGCTGTAACACCCCAGAAACCAATCTCGTCATAAATATAAATATCCGCGTCACTCTGGTGACCAGCCTGCATCCTGAACCAGGAATTATTCTTCGGACTGGTCGTCGGTGTGCTGCGGCTCCTGTCGTTTCGTTGCGGCACTGCTGCCTCCTTTATCACTGGCCGGATCGGTATCAAATACCAGATCCAGCTTGCGGTTTTCATCAATTTCGGCCTTGCGCCGACGTTTGACATCATCCGGATTACGACCACCAGCACGTACCCAGTCTGATTCTGTCGCCGCTCCACCACGAATCTGGATTTTCCAGGCCTCAGCCTCCTTAACAGGGTCAATCCACGGCATCACTGGTCCGGAATACACCGCGGTATACAGTGAAGAACGGTCAAGATCGCGGGGTAGCCTGATAACACCGGATGCCACAGCCTGTTTCAGCCAGGCACGATACATCGGGCGGGTGACGGCACCAATAAACCAGTCCTGCAGGATCAGGTAGCCATCAGTAGATTCAACCAGCTCCTGGCGCTGGGCGCTGTAAGTGCCGTTATAGTTGCGCGCTGTACTGGAAAAACTCAGACGACTGCCCGCCGCCACGGCACGCAACTGACCATTACGAAAAGTTTCAAGGTTAGGATTGGGGCGATCCGACTTCACCATTCCGATTTCTTCGCCGGGTTTCAGATCGTCGTAAATAATGCCTGGCTGAATGGTAAGCTCGCGTTCCTTATCCTTGCTGCCATTACCATCCGGTTCATAGCTCTGCCCGTCGCCTTTGCGGATGTACATCCCCAGAGCAGCGGCGATCCTTGCTGCAGTCAGCTCATAATCTTCATAATCTTTCAGGGCACTGAGGCGGATCAGCACACCGGACAACAAAGACGTCCCGCGTATCTGGTGCAGACGGCGAACAAATTTAAGATGCAGCATTCGCTCTGCATCCACTTCTTTGGTTTCCATCTGCCGTCCGGATACGGGACGGCTTTTATACACCAGATATTTTTCGGGACGCCCCCAGTCATCAACAAACACGCCCTGATTCAGCCTGTTGCTCTCATCACTGGTCATGGGAATAAAGTCCGGCTCGAGCGCCTCCAGCCAGAAATGAACACCGGCAGAAGGCGTCAGGCTGTTTATGCGCCCGGAAACCATCTGGGCAAACACCTCACCATCGCGCAGCCAGGTACGCAGCATCAGACGTTCCAGCATCGGACGGGTAAACTGCCCGGTGACTTCCGGGCTGACAGACCATTCACTCCATCGGGTGCGAATCTCCGCTGCCAGATCACGGGCAATGGCCCCATTGCGTAATACCGGATGTGGCTCGACAATAATCCCGTTTTTCCCCACCACCCGTTCTTCCAGCTTGTCAAATACACCAATAACCAGATCGTGGTTGTTATCAAGGTAACGGGCCTGCTCACGTAACGACACGGCCCCGTACTGGCTTAGCTGGTCGGCAGTTCGGTTCTCCCGTCGGGCTTTGTGTGTCCGCGTCGTTTTTACGGCTTCATAAGCCTGGATCACCGCACGGGAACGCAGCCTTGCCGCTTTCCATCCAGGTGAAAAAACGCCAATCACATCATCAAGAATTGCCATCAGAACCTCGCCAGCCGGTACCCGGGATGCCCCCGTCGTCGTGTAATCAGAGCCGCAAGGCGGCGCTCCCACTCCTGCCGTCCCTGCCGGATCTCAGATAAGTTTTCCATGGTCATCTGCTGACCATTAAAGGTGACGGATTTTCCGTCCAGCACCGCCATTTCAGCTTCCATATAACGCTGAATCATGGCTTCGATATCATTCTGGTTCATAACCATCCTCCGGAAGTCAGCCAGGGGTTAACATCGTCAGTTACTGTTTTCTTCCGTTTTTGTTTTTTAACAGGCGTGGATACCGGTTCCGGTGAGGATGACGGTTCGGTACTGTCCTGGACACACTCCAGCCAGGTTTCCCGGCTCGCCCACTCCGGTGCATCCGGCCAGCGGATCTTTTCGTATCCATGCAGAATGACCAGAGCATCGGCATACACCATCAGGTCAAAAGCTTCGTTGGCACCGCGACCCGGCTTACTCCATTTCCCGTCACTGCTCCGCTCTTCATACGTCAGTTCGTCGTAAAACCAGCTCCCCAGCCAGTCAGGGAAATGCACATAGCCGGGACCTGGCGAGTCACGCCATAACGCGTTATTCACCCGGTCTTTCAGTGCATCCGTCTGAAGAAGCCAGAGCGGCACATCACCTGCGGCCTGCGCCCGTCGGCCCGTTCGTCCGGTGTTATCAGGGAATGTACGGGTGATCAGTTTTGCGCGCCGGATGCTGTCGCCCTTAAACAGGTAAATACGTTTACCAAGGCCATCACGACGGCAACGACGCCAGAATTTATAGGCATTATCAGTGACCCCGTCTTCACCGCCGGAGTCCACCGCCATTGCCATCAGTCGCATTTGTTGAGAAGGATCGGAGGCCAGCGGCCAGCTTTTATGAAAAACATCCGTCAGCAGGACATCCCAGTCTTCCGGATAGCTGGCCGGATCAATTCGCTGGCTCTCCCCGTCACTGTCACCGCGCAATGACTGCGTGATGTTGTAACGATCAATAATCCAGCGTTCGCCACGGCTGCCATAGCCCGTTACCTGAACCACAAAACGGCGATGACGTCCCGCCTGCACATCCACTGTCGCCACAAGGAAATTAACGCCATCCGGCACACTGCGGGAAGGAACTGGCTCTGCCCGCTGCTCAAGCAGTTCACTTTTTCGTTGCTCCATGCTGGCGCGGGGAAGATAAGGTAATCCCCAGTCGGTATTGATAACCGTCTTGAGTGTTTCTTCACTTCCGGTTGTCTCGTATTCCTGTTCTGCAGTAAGCAGTTTGTAAACGAGTTGCGAGAGTGTCTGGTAAGCAGCTGCCGGACCCTCCATCCAGAATGACGCAATACGTGAGCGTCGGGGATCACCATAACGACTGCCATCCGCATTGATGGATTCACCATCCCGCAACCAGACCCCACGTCCGTTCAGCTCACGTTTTTGTTCAGGCATAATCCGTCCTGAACAGGAAGGACACTGAATATAAGCCGCCTCACTTGCCAGCACGGGATCGGCAATATCACGGAAACCAGCAACCACATCGCCGCAGGGCTGAAAATACTCACCACAGTGTGGACAGGGCCAGTACCAGCGACGGCGATCACCACGGTTATAGAGCGACAGGATCCCCGTGGTTGGTGGAGCCTCATGCGGTGAAGTCCGTCGCCATTTCACATCCTTCACATCCCTGCCGGGGGAACTCTCCACCAGCGTCATACCACTGGACATAAATGTGGTGGTACGTTTTGAGGCAAGAGAGAAAGCATCCCCCTCGCCATCAATATCTTCCGGAAAACGGTCATAATCCGTCAGCGCGACGCATTTATAATCTGATGAGGACATGATATTGACTGACGGCCAGCCGATTTTCAGGTAGTTACCAGCAAGGAATGTTCTGTCATAAACGTTGTTGTCATTTTTGTTCGGACTCAGGCGACTGACCACTTCCGGGCTGACGCGAAACGTTCTGGCGAGTCGTTTTTTGGAGTGTTCGCGGGCTTTTTCCTCCGTCATCTGAATGATCAGCATATCAGCAGGATCGCAAATCACGTTGTAAATCACCCAGCCGTCAATCAGGCCGATAGTCTTGCCGGTTCGTGCCGGGCCAACAAATATCACTGCGTCGTATTCACGCGAGGCCAGGCAGTTCATCGGCTCAATAACATACGGTGCCACCAGCGGATCCCACGGGACTGAGTTCCCTGCCCCCATGGGCACCCGCATATACTGAGCAACGGCATCAGCAACCCGCATTCGTCTCGGTGCGCGAAGGATATAACCTGAATCGGTTCGTGCTGCCTTTGCGGTTTCCTGATTCAGCATTACTCCTCCTGCTGTAATTCCTCCTCATCATCCGCACCTGCTTCGGTCACCCGCAGGGCTATCTGATCGCGCAGATCATCAATAATGGACTGAACACGGCTCACAGCGGCAGGCTGCAGACCGCAGTCACGTTCCAGAATATCCGGTAATGTCTCCAGCACCTGCACGACCGCTTTTGCCCAGATGGCAAACTCCCGTCTGACATCACTGGCCGGAATGAGTTGTGCCGTTTCCTGTTCGAACTTAAGACGCTCACGTTCAGACTGATACCAGGCTTTGCGTTCATGTGGATCCATTTCGCCCTCAGCAACCGGCGGTGGTAACCCCATAAATTCAGTCAGAATATCGGTCAACCGGTATAGCTTGAGTTTGTCATGTCCACCAGCGGGACGAATGTTTTTCAGTCTTGCCACGACAGTCTGGCGGTGCAGACCAGATAAAGCCGCCAGTTGATTAATATTCAGCACCAGGTTTTTCAACTCATGATCCATATTTCCTCCGGAGAGCTTTAAACATGCATCGTGCGAACAACTTTAAGAAAACGCGTTCGATGTCGAACAAAAAACACTCAATTCGACATGCAAAAAACAAATAACCATTAATAATCAATAAGATGCAAAGATGATGGTGGCCGATAAAAATGCAAAAACTAGCCTTTTTCCGCGACGCTCCCGCCCCGTGGCAGGCCACCCCACCGGGAGGACCCGTCAGCCTGACAGCCATGACGAACGTCTTATACAGCCCTTGCATGAATGGCATCGGGATAATCCAGAAAGGAATAGCATCGACCCACAAGAATCTGTGTGAGTGTCCTGTTTCTTCCACCCCCGCACAGGACTGGCGAGCATGAGGGACAACCTCGCGAACCATAACCGCGCTGATGACAGGACTGGCCCGGCTTGTATTGCTTCCAGCCTTCGCTTTTGTGGCTTTTGCAATAGCCTGACGGATCTGTGGTGGTATGGCGGCAGCCGCGAACTCGGCATGCTTTTGAGGTTCGAGGGAGCATATGTACTCCAATGAAGAAGCCACCGACATAGTCTCCTCCATTCGTCGTGAAACTATTTTCATCTACCCAGTAATGAACTCTTTGAAGAGTTGTAATCAATACAACTCGCTAATGGAGAGGCTTGTCTCACACGTGAGACAAGCTTCCTGTTTGATTTACTGGACACTATAGAAGGACAGAATGCCTTCCTCACTCGAATCACATCAATTAAGGAGGTTCAACATGTTTCATTCCACAAGTCATCAGGCTGTAATTATGGCAGCATCAGTTTGTGCCACAGACCTTTTCCGCTTCACTTTGAGCCTGATTCATTTCTACCTGACCGGCTCGCCTCTATCTTTCTAATCCCCGATTTATCCAAATTTCACTGCCATAATGCCGACATTCTCTGCCATTGTTGGCTCCGTTTATCCGTTAAAAGGGATATCAGTTAAGTTATCCCGTGCAGGGTATAAGCCATTATCAAACCCACCCGTAGATAGGCTTTGTAATGGCTACTTCTTCAGAAATGATTCGATGAATTCACGTCGAGGATGACGATAGTTCAGAATATCTTCTGGCATCCTCATAAAGCGGTTGTTGCCGTCTTTGGCAGTAACAAAACAGCTGTGAACTCCGCAGACATCCGTTTTGATCGTGTCGCTATACTCAAAAAGCAACTGAGCCATCTTCTCTTGCCATTCTGGAGGCATAGCCTCCATGAATACTCGCGGCATCACGCAGAACGACGCATGCGTAAGACCAAACCACAGTTGCAGGTCTTTACGATATTCTTCATCCATCGTCTTTACCTTTGTTGCAATAAAAAGCCCCGCGAATGCGAGGCTAAATCCTAGTGTTTGTGATGACTGGCTCTTATCTAAACGCAGCCCCTTACCGCGCGCCAAATGCTCAACTTTAAGCATCAGCAATGAGATGTTTAATCTGGATTCACTCCAGAAGTGATCACCACCCTGTCTACAGAGCCAGATGTGAAGGATGATGAGTAAAATTATCGCTATCATCGAAGGCATTGCGTCCTGATATATTCCTGAAGCGTTCTCAGTGCTGTTTGGTCGCGGATAATTCCGTCCCGGATACCGAGAACGTTTCGTCCAGCAACTGGAGAGAGTTCGACGGTGGCATCATTGCCCATGCCGGAGGCGCTGGAGGTTTCGGCTGAGGATGGCACAGAGCATTTTCCTTTGACGAGCACCCGACCACCATTATCAAGCTTGCGCCGAAGAGCATCATTTTCAGCTTTCGCATCAGCCAACTCCTTCGTGTATTTAGCATCGAGTACATCAGCAGCACGCTGGCGTTGCTGCATGTCAGTAATGGTGGCGGTCGCCTGCTTCAGCTCACTGACTTTTTTATCACGCTGTTCTTTGTAGGCGATGGCGTTATCACGGTAATGATTGACCGCCCACGACAGGCAGACGATGATGCAGATAACCAGAGCATAAATAATCGCGGCGACTCTGCTCACTGATCTATCCCCCAACAGGCTAATGCGCTTTCCTGGTCACGACGAATAACCTGTCCATAGCAGTTATTTGAACGTATGCGGCAATCGCGCCCACCATCTTTTATCCACCAGCGAATCGCCTCACATGCACTCTTACGATCACCGGCATTCAGCCGCTTATAAAACGTCGACGGGAAACACTTACCGGGGCCAATGTTATAGGGACAAAATGACGCTATACCCGCTTTCTGTGGTTCGGTCAGTGGTACTTTAATATTGCGCTCCACCCATGCCAGCGCCTTATCACGTTCAATAGCGTTAACCTGGTCGCATTTTTCCTTCGACAGCTTCATTCCCGGTATGACGGGCTTACCATCCACCATTGTGGCACCACGACAGATGGTCCATATACCGGAACCATCGCGGTATGCCGTAGTGTGGTTACCCTCTTTTTCATCCAGAAACTGGTCAAGTATTTGAGGAGCAGACGAGCCTGCAGCAATCAGCGCCAGAACGGCAGCCGACAGGCCGTATCTGATTTTTGCGTTCATGGATATTTATCAGGATTTATCGGTTTCTGCCCACGGACAGGTTTATCTGTTCCGGTCAGTGACTTAAGGTTGTGATTCCGGAGGAGTCTTCAGAGAACCAGTAATTCTTCCTGGTAGCTTTCCTTTGTAGGTTATCCACACATTCTGCGCCTCTAAAATTATGGGGCGCTTTTCCGGCGACTGCTCATCCCCTTCACATAACCCGGCAGCGCCATCCAGGAAGACCTGTCTGATGCTCCTTCTGGCTGCTGCCTCATAAAACTCCAGCGCGGCACCTTCAACACGGTCCAGCGAGATGTCCAGGTCAAAAATTTCACCGTCAAAGCGTTTTTTGTCCCGTAACGCTAAAGTTACCGTAACTTTATTCTCAAAATTGCGGATCCCTTTCACAATCAGTTCATAGTTTTGAGTCATTGAATTACTCTCCCCGTGCAGCCTTACGCTTGTCTTCTCTGATTTTGAAGTACAGATTTGTCAGATAAGTCAGGAAGCCCAGAACCAGACTCCCCAGTACACCAATCGCAGCCCACTGTGACGGACTGACCTGATCAAGCCACTGTAAAAACCAGTAGCCAGCACTGCCTGCGGAGGTGCCGTAGGCAATGCCAGTTGAGATTTTGTCCATTGATTTCATAGCAACGCCTCCGCCAGTAACGGATTGCGTAGTTCTTATATTGGGAAGGGAAAAAAGAAGGCCGCAGCGTAACTATCACTGATGAATTCAGGACAGCCAGTGGCTACGGCTCAGTTTGGATTGTGGCGACCGGTGCTGATCTCCGGCTTGCGGTTATTTCAGACTCTCACGGGCGTTTAATTGCCCCGCCGAACAGCTCTTTTCCGCAATAGCTGCAATGTCTTTCGCGCATCAGCCTGCGCATTCACCACAACGATAAGAGCACTGCGCGGCACCTTTCACCAATTCCGCGAGGTCTGCGGGTTCAATGCTCTTACCTGTTATGCAAACAAAAAAGCCCCGACGTTTCTGCCGAGGCTCTTACCTAATCTAGCCAGTATGTCGACCCTAAATATTATCGACGACCGGGGAAATCAGGATTTCAATTTCACTGCTCAGTTCGCTTTTGCTCCGAGCATATACAAAAAATACCACTTTCATTTCTCGGAAGCAACGCATTTACAAAATTATTTCAGTTCAGGCCGCTATTAATGGAAATTCTTTCTCCAATTCTCGTTTCATTGCATAAAACATTTCTGACTCCAGCACTTTCTCACACCACACCACTCGCTTACGACAATACTGAATATCAGCACCTGTTATATAAGAAATAATCCTGGCTATATCTTGCGTGCAATTGCGATTGCAATATCGCTTAATAGCTACATCGCGGACAGGGCTTTCACGGTGAAACGTTTTAACCATCACACGTTCAACGAAAGCCGCATCATCTGATTCTTTGGCGAGAGTGATGATGTGGCTAAACGATGATTGAGGAATGACCAGTTCGCGAGCTTTCTTGTATAGCTCATCTCCGCGCAGCCCATCTTCTTCGTACAGGCGCATGACGACAGACTCTATCTGCTTAGCCTTGTCATCGCTCCACTGACTGCGAATCATCAGACGACCGATAACGTTAATTGCACCACCTGGAGAGCAATCTCCGGTATTAACCTTGCCCCATACCTGTAACATGTAATGAACCCATGCTTTCTGGCTAGAGTTGATGGTTTTCTTCGGGTGTCTCCATACGCGGCGAAAGTGCGCGTCATTAATGAAGTTAACCATGCTGAATACTGGAGTTAGCCGCATCAGACCTCCCATCCTTTGCAATGACACCAAACTTCAAACATTCGTTTCACAATTTCACTACAGTAGAAACCTTCAACATCTCGCGTCAGGTCATAGCGATTGCCATAACGCTGGCGCATATATCGTTCGAATGCTTTGTTCATACGTTCTCCAGTTCGGTGATTTTTATTCCAAGCCGTCCGCCTGGTACTTTCACACCACGAATTACGCGAATGTCATCGAATTGCTCGTCGTCTTCCGCAAATCCGGCGTGGATAAGGGAGTCGAGGAAACCTTTCAGGATGTTGTCGAGGTCGCGGCGGCGGGAGTCTGGAACGTCTGCGATGACTTTGATGCGGAGTCTTGATTTGGTGAAAATGTCTAACTTGAGTTGGCGGATTATTTGCTGAACGTCTTTTCGGTATTTCTGGCCTTTATCGCTGATGTAGTATTGGCTTCCCCGTCTTCGCCAGTAGGTGTTCACCGACGGCGGGTATGGAAGCACAAACTGATATTCGTTCATGACTTAATCTTCCCCTCCTTCAGCAGTATCGCCTGCGTCCTGATCACGCCTTCGAGGTGGTAAAGTCTGGCGTCTTTGTTGTCGAGAATCCTTGTGCGTCGGTCGATCTCCGCGTGGCAGTCACTACAAGCCCATGCGCCGATCAGGTCGTCAGGTTTCATTCCCGTTCCGCAAATTCCAGCCATCCGGTAATGTGCCAGAACTGTAGTTTCAGGATTGCCATTGCATACGCCGTAAATACGTACCTGACATTCTCTGCCGCGCGCTTCTTTGCGTAGGTTAGCCATTAAGCAGCCTCCCCTGTTACTTTCAGCATTCCGTTATCGAGCAGCTTTCTGGTCAGCCACTGTTGACCACGCCCGGTGATTTTTGTGGTGAACGATATCTGTATTCCGTGATTTGTGTTGACCGCTGTTTCTTTCACTGTGAAATAGCCGCGATCCATATATTCCTGCATTGGCACATTGCGCCGGGAACCTGAAGCAATAAGGATTTTGTGATCGCGCATCCACGCAAACAGTTTGTTTGGACCAATTCCAACAACCTTTGCAAAGTTTCCAATCAAAATTCCGCTGGCCTCGCCAACGCGATCGGCAAACTCAACTTTAGGTGCTGCGAGAGCAAGCTGTTTCTCCAGTTCAGCCTTCTGGTCTTCAAGGTCGGCCGCAAGGCGCAATGCCTCAGAAAAGGTTTGTGGTATTTTCGCGGTTGCCCCTTCGAGTTCTCGCCAACGGTCAACAAGACGAGCGGTGAATTCCGGCGACAACTGAGCGACGACAATAATGCTGTCTCGCTTACCTTGTTCGCCTTCGAATATATACACGCTTGTGAATTTGTTAGGGCTAATTGTTTGTTTATTTTCAACTTTTTGCATTGGAGGAAGTTGAATCACCCCACGCTTTGCCAGACGTTCTATTGATATTCTGACATTACCGTGTTGGCTTCCCACCAACTCAGCGATTTCAATGCTTGTCATTTTGATGACGTTGCTATTTATCAGCTCATTCATTGTCATGTCCTCTCATATTGAAAATTCAGCAATAAAAAACCCAGCCGAAGCTGGGTTTGTTAAGTTGTCAATTGTCAGTAGCGATGCAGTGAAGGCGGCAACTCTTTGTTCTTAAGCCTTTCCCATGCCAGAAGGTTCGTCGGCCCGTCAGGCTCATAAATATCTATATCCCGCGTGTGATTAATTAAAACGCCCCTCGCCCTCCCGATGATATACGAGAACTCATAGCCGTAGTCGTGGCATATGCCGGAATAGCCAGACTGAATCAGTTTTAATGCGGGATACAACTCACGGAACAATGCCTGTGAGCGGTTGGCATAATCCCACAGCCAAACAAGGCTGTCTGTTTCTTTTGCGGAAAGCCCGTTGGGCTTCTTCTCTTGTTTGCCAGTATTTTTCTCGCACTGGCTGAAATAGCAGTCTTCCAGTTTTTCGAACACTTCCCACGCCTGATCGGTTTCGAGCATTTTGGCGTGACGGGCTGCTCCGCGTTCTGTCCAGAGGATGAGGGAGCGGGCATTTTTACCAACTAACCCGATTGTTTCGGGTCTGTTCTTAAACTCGCGTAATTCGTTCCTTTCAATTTTAAAGTAATGCTTCCCTACCACGAATCGCGTCGTGTTGTTAAGAAAGTTATCCGAAATGTTTTTGATTTTTGTTCCGTATAACTGCGCAAGAAGTTCAGTTGTAATAACGGGGATCTGGTTGTGGGTGATCGGGGAAAGAGTTTCGACAGAAATTTGAGTTGTCATGGTGACGCTCTCCGGTGGTTTCTAAATGACTCACCACCGACGACGCCAATCGTCTGGCGGTGAACTGTGCAGGGTTGGCGTAACCGGGAAACCGACCGGCGCGGATCTCTCCGCCCCCACACAGCCCACCATAATTCAGATGTGCGCGTGCATACGACAATAAAAAACACGCTCGCGGCGTGTCTCTGTCGCGGTTTCTATCCGGGACGCCAATCCCGACGCCAGATTTTGCTGGCGTGTGAGGAATATAGCCCCGGATAAATCATCGCGTCAATCCCCTTGTATTCCTCGCACGATGTCTTAGCCACCGGATATCCCACAGGTGAGCCGTGTAGTTGAAGGTTTTTACGTCAGATTCTTTTGGGATTGGCTTGCGTTTATTTCTGGAGCGTTTCGTTGAAAGGTATTTGCAGTTTTCGCAGATTATGTCGGTAATACTTCGTCGCTGTCGTCTCATGCCGCCCTCCTGACGCCCTGCCCGATCGCCATCAATGCCGCTTTGGATACGGTAGTAAACATCCGTCGAGGACTGATGAACGGTCGCCAAATCAGCAGCATTGAGCCTTTGCTGTTTCCCTTCTTCTCCAGCCCTGTCGATGGTTCGATAAAATTAATCCGTCCATCAGTGATGATGCGAACTTCGTCAACACTCTCCAGAGCCTTGCTGAACCATCCGACAGACATATCCTCTGGCACAAGCATCACTACCGTCTGTCGTTGTTGTATGCACTGCTCAGCGGCTTTTTCCACCCACGGCCTGATATTGCTGTACGGTGGGTTATTCCAGATTGCACCGTGGCTTACCCACTCAGAATTGAGCGCGTCGTCGGCCTCAGTTAGCCAGTGAGCACACAGAGCATTTTTGTCGCTCGCTGCCGAATCCAGCCAGAATCCAAACTCAATATCCAGTGCATCAAAAAGCCAAAGCGGCGTTTGCCAGCAGTCCTTGTCGTGTGCTGGCGTATTTGATTTGATAGTCATGCAGCCTTCCCTTTTCGTTGTGACCATTCATACTCTCGCCGGGAGTCATCACTCCATCGCACGTTGCGCTCTGAGCCGAACCAGAACATGATTTCGATAAGCTCAGTCATGCTGGCCTTTCGCATTTTGCTGGTACGCACGCCAAGCATGACAACGCCACCATCGATACCAGGCACACTTCGTTGCTCCAGTTTTTTGGTCTTAAGCCACAGGGCAGTGAACAGGTCTTTCCAGTCTTCCGGCGCCAGCCGTTGACCATGCCATAGCACCTGACGCGAAACATCGTTCAGCATCGGCCACATACGGTCATTCTGCGCTTTGCTGCGTTTGGGTTCTCTAACGTGGACTTCATGAGGTGACTTGTCGTCGATGGGAAGTGAGAGTATTGCGTCTATGGCGTTATTTCTGATTGCTTCGTTGCGAAGCATGTATATTTGCCTCACCCTTAAACCTCCTGAATCGCATTCTGACTAACTTTTGCATCTCGCCACCTAATTATGATTAGGTCGCCACAGGCTTATTTATGTGGCTTAAAATCGATTTTGCTTACATACAAACAAAAGGCCTACGATTACCAGCAGGCCTGTTATTAGCTCAGTGATGTAGATGGTCATTTAATACTCCGTCACGTTTTCCTGTCGCCACGCCTCGTCATATTCCGATTTCGGCATATTAGCGATGTAGCTATATGGCGATCCTGATTCAAGTTGCAGGAACTGGTGCGATTGCTCGTCAAGGAACAACGGGACACCACCTTCCCAACCTTCGCCGTTACGTTGTTTTTCAAGCATCAAAACAGATGCCGGAGATGCCAGTAGCTGTTCGTCCTTCTCTGACATCTTTTCACCACTCTGAACTCTCTGTAACGCTCTCTCGCGAGCCTTGTTACGCCAGATGATGAAAAGATTGTCTGTCAGGTCTGTTATCGCTCCAGAGCCTTTTACGTCCATTTTCCCGGTTGGTTTTTCTTCGCTGTCTCCTTTTCGCGAGTGAGTAACGAGAATGACGTGGGAGTTTGTTTTGTTTTTGAAGTCGCAAATCGAGTCAACAAACGCCTTCTGCCCGTTATAGTCATCGTCGCCTATGCCACATTTCATCAGGCTGTCGATGATGAATAACTGGATCCCGTATCGGCGGCGAGCGTAGTCGAATATTTCGATCAGCCTGTCGGCTTTCGCCGTTCCGGTCAGGCCAAACACCCAAAGTCTTTCGTCATAAAATTTAAATGCAGAGTCAATTTCCAGCACTGGCGGCATCTTGCAGCACGTCGCCTGACGGGTAAGGCGCTTAAGGAGAATACCAGGCTTCAGCTCAAGTGACGCGATGCACGTCTTCACACCCTGACGCATTGCCTCAAGTGCCATATGCCCGACAACCTCCGTTTTTCCGTGACCGTTCACACCATTGACCAGCGTCAACTCTGCCTCACGGAACTGGAATTTATCTGCCAGAGATTCCCACGGTGGATTAAACAGATACTGCTGCTTGCCGTAGAAAGCGTTGATAGTGTCCTGGTAAAACTCTCGCGCGCTGTAGAGTTCTTCAGGATCGAAGTAGGATGCCGTGCCGATGTACTGCCAGATTTCATCCTCGGTAACACCGTTCATCAGGCATTCGTTGATGTCTTTGTACGGCAGAGTAACAAGACGGCAACGATGTTCACCGAGTCGGCTTGCGATTTCCCTTGCGGCTTCACGACCAACATCATCAACGTCCATCGAGATGAATATTTCCTCAAACCTGTCGAGGTTGTGATACTCAAACTCAATCCACTGTTGCTTAGCGCCTTTCCCGCCACCAAACGGCACGGATAACGCCGAGATGCCGTATTGCGCATAGCTCATACAATCAATTTCGCCTTCGCAAAGCACAACCGCCCTCACGCCAGCGTCCAGAGCCTGCCATCCGAACAGGCAAGGTTCGCAATCACCTTCTGCCATAATGACTTTCTTCCCGTCCTGGCGCTCAGTGCTGATTCGCTTGACCTGCAACAACTCACCATCGCGTTTGTACGGAATCACCAGAGCATCCAGTTCCCGCTCTCCATTCCACACCTTGCCGCTGACAACCTCGTAGCGCTTTACGATTTCTGGCGATATGCCACGCGATTGCAGGTACTCAAGATGGGATTCTGTTCTGGTAACGTAGCGGGCGATTTTCTTGCGATCAGGTCTGGAGAATTTCTTCTCACGTCTGGCATCGAAATGGTGATCGTCATCCTTGATACCGAGAAATGCTTTCGCTTCCTGCATAGCCTGATGCAGGTTAATTCCACGACATGCCATCCACAAATCAAGCATGTCACCGCCGTCTCCCTCAGCGAAATCAGCCCATTTTTTCTTGCCGCTAAGGTTGACCTTAAGGCTGTTTCCCTTGTCACCGTTGACGTTACCGGCAACCCACTCATGCCCCTCTTTCTTGCCGTTTGGCAACAGGTGTGGAGCCACCCTGTCAACCTGCGCCCAAAGCAGGTAGCTAAGTTCACTTGGAGTCATGATTCCCTCAGATTGAGATTTTTAAACCAGAAATCGACAAACGAAATACTTAACCAGCCGTGGTTATAACCAGCGACCAGTAACGATTTGATTTTTGATTTCATGGTTCACCTGTCGAAAAACACGTAGCCAGTTTTCGATACGGTGATTGCGGATGATGGTTTGGATTGTGGTTGAATAGTTTCTGGCTTCTCGTCGTTCCAGCGTTGACCGTTCAGGTAGCTCGATGGTAACAACCTGTCGAATCCGAACTGCTTACCATTCCTGCATGCGATGTCTTCTGCCAGCATCGTGGCAAACTCGCTTGCCGTACCCCTGGTAGTTTTACGCCATTCCCTGAACTGTGTTCTGAATGCTGAAGCTGCGTTTTTCTTCCCGGCTTTCCGCATGCCTGCACACCAGAATATTTCCTCGAATGCCTTGTCGGTTTCTTCGTGACGGTCAGGAGTTTTTTCACACTCTGTTCGGACATGTTCGAACATAATGTTTTTAGGTTCATTGACTGGTTCAAAAGAGTGATAGGTTCTGGGGGCAGCTCCTGCCCCACCCCCTAGGGCAGCTCCTGCCCCACCCCGGGCAGCTCCTGCCCCACCTGATTCTGGCTGGATTTGTTGTGCATTATCCAGCGTCAGATAAAAAACGTTTGACTGGTTAAGCTCTCCTTTTCTTCTGAATTCCCTTTTCAAAAGCCCCATCTCTTCCAGTGCCCTAATGTGACTTTTTACTGTCGATCTGCTCACCTCACACTGGTCAGCGACATGTTGATATGAAGGCCAGCATTCGCCATTATCATTGGCGTTATCGGCAAGTTTAATCAGAACCAGTTTTCTCAGTGGGTTGCCAACCTTTATATTCATGGCCTTAGCCATAAGATTCATGCTCATTTTGACTTCTCCGAAGTTTTGTACCTGTTAAGTATTTCTCTCAGTGGCACAGCTATTGCTGGATTAACCCCCTGATAAAACTGGTCACGTAGCACATCTTTTCGGTGATTAACGCGTTTATTTTCCTGCGTTTTTCGCATATAATTACCTCGCTGGATGTTGTTAAAATTCCATCTGGATTTGTTCAGAACGCTCGGTCTTGCACACCGGGCGTTTTTTATTGGTGAGTCCATCAAGCGCATACTTAAAAGCCCTGCTAATCGGACTGATGTCTGATGCCATTCCGAAAGCACACAAGACCGAAGCAATAAATCTCCAGTCCGTTCTGCTTATCTTCGATTCATGACAGCCAATCATCTTTGCCAGACCGCGCTGGGTAATCGCTGACAGGTTGATGAGTAAATCTGTTTCTGCGCGATCAACGTCGCGCTGTGATAGTTTGCTGTAACTTGTTCTTTCCATTTCTTAAGATTTCCAATAGTGAATAGTTAGTTGACTGGTATGCGTGGAAACGCATATGGCCTGAGTTGGTCAGATATCTTGGGGCTCGCTTTTCAGCGACGTAGGACGAATGTCCGTTGTTACAAAGAGCGGGGTTACTTATGCTGTTGTTTTTTTGTTACTCGGGAAGGGTTTTACTTCTTCCGCATAAACGCTTCCATCAGCGTTTATAGTTAAAAAAATCTTTCGGCCTGCATGAATGGCCTTGTTGATCGCACTTTGATACACGCCAAGATCTTTAGCCGTCTTGGTTTGACCAAAGCGCATTGCATAATCTTTCAGGGTTATGCGTTGTTCCATACAACCTCCTTAGTACATACAGTCATTATCACCGCCAGAGGTAAAATAGTCAACATCTGCGGTGTTAGATATTTATCCCCTGCGGTGATAGATTTAACGTATGAGCGCAAAAAAGAAACCGTTAACACAAGAGCAGCTTGAGGACGCACGTCGCCTTAAAGCCATTTATGAAAAAAAGAAAAATGAACTTGGCTTATCTCAGGAATCTGTTGCAGACAAGATGGGGATGGGGCAATCAGGTGTTGGTGCTTTATTTAATGGCATCAATGCATTAAATGCATCTAACGCCGCATTGCTTGCAAAAATACTCAACGTTAGCGTTGAAGAGTTTAGCCCTTCAATCGCCAAAGAAATTTACGAGATGTATGAAGCGGTTAGTATGCAGCCGTCACTTAGAAGTGAGTATGAGTACCCTGTTTTTTCTCACGTTCAGGCCGGTATGTTCTCTCCAGAACTTAGAGCCTTTACCAGAGGAGATGCGGAGAGATGGGTAAGCACAACCAAAAAAGCCAGTGACTCTGCATTCTGGCTTGAGGTTGAAGGCAATTCTATGACGGCTCCGGCTGGTTCTAAACCCAGCTTCCCTGATGGGATGTTAATTTTGGTTGACCCTGAACAGGCTGTTGAACCAGGTGATTTCTGCATAGCTCGACTTGGCGGTGATGAATTTACATTCAAGAAATTGATAAAAGACAGTGGACAGATATTTTTACAACCATTGAACCCACAGTTTCCGATAATTCCATGCAATGAGAGTTGTGTCGTTGTGGGAAGGGTTATCGCCAGTCAATGGCCTGAAGAGACGTTTGGGTGACACGAAATAAACGTCCGACAAGCACAGCAGCCAATACCTAAAAACAATATTTTGCCGAATATTCAGTTCGTTATAAAGGTTAAGCATTGAGTATACCAACTGTCTCTCTATGGAATGAGATGGGGTTAATCCCCCCAATAGACGAGGCTGATCCTACAAGCCATACTCGTTCCCCATACAAAATGGATATAGTACGCTTTGTTAGTACTTTTTCGCTTAGCCCTGCAAGGATTAAAATCCTTAAGGGTTTTCTTAACTTTCGTGTTTCACTCACTCAAGCAGGGCTAGTTGAAGGTTTTCAGTGGGTAGATGGAAGCTTCACAGAACATATTGAACTTATTGAAAAAAGGCCACCGAATGATGTCGATGTTGTGACCTTTTTTCAATTCAGTAATGGCGATAATGATGCAATCGTAATCGGTAGAAAGCCAGAGCTATTTGATCATGATTTTGTTAAGAAGGAGTTTTTCGTAGATTCCTACTTCCAAGAACTTAATCTACCAAGTCATGAGCTTGTTGAAATGACTGTATATTGGTACAGTATGTGGGCACATAGACGCGATCTGTCGTGGAAGGGATTTATCCAAATCCCGTTAAACCCACAACTTGATGTTGTGGCAATGACTATACTTAATTCGGCTACTACTGAGGGGGTCAAACAATGAATCGTAATGATTATGTTTTCGCTCTCAGTGAGCGCGAGCAAATAAGTAATCTATTAAAAAATATGCCAACAAGTCATTCTATTAGCCGAAAAAGCTTAGAAGACCGTCTGGAGAAAGTTGAGCGATTAATTTCACAAGCTGACGTTCGAGAACATGAACCTACGCATGCTGTGTTAACTTTTAGAGGCCCAACAGTAGTTGGCACGCATGGCATTTCAGCAGTATTTGGAACAAAAGCTATATCTTGTTTTAATGATGCAATAGCTTACTTGGCAACCTCTTTCAATGGCCCACTTCCTGCATCAGGCAAGATACCAAACATAGAAAATAATCATCTCATGATTACCGCGTCAGCCCGTGGTTCTTTCGGATTCGTACTTGAAGAGTTTAGACCTGATGCTCCTCTTGAATTCGATGAAGAAACCCCAGTAGCAAAAGCTATTAATAAGGCCAGAAAAATATTTCAGGCAAGCTTGGATAATGATGATGAAGAATTGTCTGATGCTATAGAAAACTTAGACTCTCGGGCCTTAGATAAAATCAGAGCATTCATTCATTATCTGCATGAAAATAAAACAGTTTTTACACTTAAAAGCCAAGGTTTTAGCATCGTTTTTAGAGAGCCAAAACAGCTTGAAGCTGTATATCAACATCTCAGCAATGATAACATTCAGCAGGAAAAAATTATTGAGAACGTTATATTTTTGGGAACTCTTCCTAACAAGCGCCAATGTGAATTTATAGTTTTAGGTAACACTGATATCAGAACCGCTAGCATTGACAAAGCTGTAGATGACCCAGATATTATAAACAAGCACTTAGGAAGCGTTGCAACAGCCACGTTCCTGAAAAAAACTGTTGGTAAGGGCAAGCCCAGATACACTCTGGTTTCTCGACCTCAATGGGATATTAAATCAATCGATTAGAATGAGCCCCTTCAGCCCGGCCTCCGCGCCGGGTTTTCTTTTACCATCAGCCCGTCAAAAACACACCTAACGAATTGTATTTATTGAATAAATATAAATCACACTTATCACATTGCGCAATTCAGCTCCTACACATCCAGACTAGCTCTGCAAAACTTTAAAAAAATAAATCAATAGTAAAAACATGCACATAACCATTTGCGGTAATATTTTATCTCTAGCGGTGTTGACGAAAATACCTCCGGCGGTGATACTAAACACATCAGCAGGACGCTGGAAGCTAAATGGAACAGACTGGCAGGCTCTTTAAACAACGTCGACTCTCGACTACGTGGCTGAAAAGCCAGATCACCCAACCACATAAGCTGTGGGATGCAATGCCGAAGCAACCGTCTCAGGAGGAGCTTCGAGATTGCATCACCAAAGTTTATTCGGGAGGAATCTATGTCCAGAAAAACAGAATTTAAAGGCACCTCAGCTTCTCGTCGTAGAGCTCGTCGCGCAAACCTGCAAAGTCAGGAGGCGATTAGCTCCGACAAGCTACACAGACCAACCCCCTCTCGAGTGGTCTTGCAATGCAAGCGCAAACCAGCAATGAGAGCAGAAGTAATAACACTGACAACGTTGACCAGAAAATATGAAGGCTCAACTTGTCTTCCAAATGTAGCTCTTTACGCGGCAGGCTACCGGAAATCCAAACAACTGACAGCAAGATGACTTGTGTTGGTCGCCAGAAAATGAAATTAGGCAGCAAACCACTTATTTGAGAGGAATTAATATGTCATCAATCCGCTTAACTACGAGAATGAAAGAGGAAATCGCTCGTAACGCTTTAATTAAGTCTGGGGTTTTCACTGAACTTGAAGAAGTAACAAAGTTAAAGAACCAGCTTGCACTTGACGCCAGAGTTATTGCGTTTGGCGGTAAAAAGAAAACTGAGGAAGTGGATCAGTTATCATCCAAGTTGGTAGCTATAAGTGAAGAACTTGAAAAGATGGGATGTTCATTTTACTCATACGATGTTCGTTCTACTTCAATTTATCTGACTGTATCTGGCAGAAGGGTTGGATGGCTTTCATATGGGAAAGACGGCAACGGTGAAGATATATTGCTCCCCACCCCAGAAAAAGATAAATGCATGTTTGACGCAGAACACGAAATAACAAAAAGGTTTGATGAAATCTGCGCATTGCAACAAAAACTTGAAGCCAAGAAAAAGGATATCGAATCAAATGTATGGGCTGCTTTGAACTCAGTCACAACAGTTAAGCGACTTATTGAAGTTTGGCCTGAAAGCAAAGAGTTGCTACCAAAAGAAGCAGATAAAGCAAGTACAGCACTTCCTGCTTTACGGGTAGAAGATTTGAATAAGATGATTGGACTTCCTTCCGAGGTCGCATAATCGTCCTTTATTTTTGGCATAAACAACAGAATAAACACTGCACTGTGTATTCATTCCAACGAGTGAATACACGGAGCAATGTCGCTCGTAACCAAACAGGAGCCGACTTGTTCTGATTATTGGAAATCTTCTTTGCCCTCCAGTGTGAGGGCCTTTTTATATGCATACCAATAACGCTTCACTCGAGGCGTTTTTCGTTATGTATAAATAAGGAGCACACCATGCAATATGCCATTGCAGGGTGGCCTGTTGCTGGCTGCCCTTCCGAATCTTTACTTGAACGAATCACCCGTAAATTACGTGACGGATGGAAACGCCTTATCGACATACTTAATCAGCCAGGAGTCCCAAAGAATGGATAAAACACTTATGGCTATCCAGACTAAATTCACTATCGCCGCTTTTATTGGCGATGAAAAGATGTTTCGTGAGGCCGTCGAAGCCTACAGAAAATGGAGGTCAAAATGATTCCGGTAGAACTGGCGAAAACTCCAGAGTTAAGTCGATTAAAAAGAGAATATCACATTGCTGAGGCTCGTTACTGGCGTAAAGCGGGAGATAAATCAAAGAAACAACTTTGCTTATGGCAGGCACAAAGAGAGCGCATGAATGAGCGTGAGTTTCTTTCCTCCCCATCCGAATTACCATTCTGAGGCAAATTATGGGAACTGCGACATTAATACTCGGTGAATCTGGCACCGGAAAATCAACCAGCATGAGAAATATCAATCCAGAGGAAGCAATACTTATAAAACCAATAGGCAAGCCGCTTCCATTTAAATCAAAAGACTGGCTGGCATGGGATGCCAGAGCAAAAAAAGGAACCGTAGTTACCACTGACAAATGGGACGTAATAGTTGCCGTAATTAAGCGTGCTCACGAATACGGGAAAAGAATCGTTATTGTTGATGACTTCCAGTATGTGATGAGCAATGAGTTTATGCGCCGCTCAGAAGAAAAATCGTTTGATAAATTCACTGAGATAGGCCGCCACGCATGGGAGGTGATTAAGGCTGCACAGGATGCACCTGATGACCTGAGAGTCTATTTTCTCGCACACACCGAAGAAACCCCTATGGGGCGTGTGAAAATGAAGACTATCGGCAAAATGCTGGACGAGAAAATCACTGTCGAAGGCATGTTTACTATAGTTCTTCGCACCCTTACCCGCGATGACCAGTTCTTTTTCACCACGAAAAACAACGGTGCAGACACTGTTAAATCCCCAATAGGAATGTTTGATTCCAATGAGATTGATAACGATCTCTCTTTCGTCGATGCCACTGTTTGTGATTACTACGGCATCAATAATGTTCATCAAATTAAGGAAAACGCCGCATGAGCAACGTGATTTTTACTTATAACGAAGAAGCAGCACTGACCGCAGGGCAAGGTGGTTTTATTAACGAAACTGGCGCCCATATCATTACCATTACTGAAGCAGAACTAAAGAAATCAGAAAAAGGAGCCAAATTTATTGAGTTTTCTGGAGAATCCGACGACGGACGTAAAATCCAGTATCTTAGCGTTTGTGTTCAGAAAAATGACGGAACGGAAAACAAATTTGGCGCAAATGTCGTTCACGCCATGATGGGGTGTGCCGGGATTGGACAATTAACGCAGCATATGGTTTCCGCCAGTAAATTTGTTGCACCTGAATTTCATGGAAAGAAAATCGGGTTAGTGCTCCAGAAAGTATTAACCACAAACAAAAAGACTGGCGCAGACAGCTACCAGATGGAAATACGCATCCCGTTTATTGCACAAACAGGTCAAACCCTTAAAGAAAAGGCAGAAGGCAAGCAACCAGAAACTATCGCCGACATGGTTGCCAGCCTCAAAGATAAAGACAATCGCTCTAAAAACGTAAGCCAGAATCATGCAGATGATTATGGTTACAGCCAGAACGATTACCCTGCTTTCTGATTACTGAAAATAAGGCTCCCATTATGCCAGCGCCTCTGTATGGTGCGGATGACCCGCGCAACTGCTCCGGTAGCTCCAAGGCGGAGGTGCTGGAGAATATCAAAAACAATTTCGACGCGTTTCTTGCTCTGACACCAGAAACAAAAGCAGAACGGATGTACCGACGCGATATACAACTCGCGCTAAAACAGGAGAAGGACCGAACAAACGAAACAGCAATGAGACCGTTGCGAAAAGCGACAATAGACAAATTCCCTGAATATATCGACCCGCGCCTGCGTAATTACCGCTCACGCTATGGCGCTATCAGTAATGACTGAGGAATTTACCATGAGAGGACTTGCATACAATCCCGGCATTCTTCCGGCAGAAATGATTATTCGCCAACGCGTAAAGCCAATGCCATCGAGAGAGGAATTGCTTAAGAGAAATTCTTTTCCGTCAGTGAATCAAAACAAATATCTGAATGCGATGTGGCGCAAAGGAGGCAACCAGTGAGCGGAAAAAGAATGACTAACAGAGAGCTTGTCGATGCCGCGATTAAGCTTGCTGGTGATTTTTATTCAATGATGGGGTACACGCATCGCCCAGGCTTCAAATATTGGGAGTCTCCTCACCCGCAAGAGCAACTGGTATTTCAAATGGCCTGCCGTGCTTTTGAGGTTATTCGCGGTTCTGATGTGATGGACGCCGTTGCCGACTTGGAGGATGAAGAGTGAGCGAGATTAACTATCAGGCACTGCGTGAAAAGGCAGAGAAAGCAACTAAAGGAAGCTACATCGTAGGGCATACATCTGTTAACCAGCACGGCAATTTAACAGGAGTTTTTGTTTGTCAAAAATGGAAAGGAGAACCCGGTGGCGTGATTGCGGAATGTCATGTTAACTGCCTGATTGAATCAGATGCTCAGGCTTATGCAAACGCTGAATTCATAGCAGAGGCTAACCCGGCTACCGTGCTGGCACTGCTGGATGAACGGGAAAGAAACCTGCAATACATCAAAAGCCGCGATCAGGAGAACGAGGATATTGCGCTAACGGTAGGGAAGCTGCGCGTTGAGCTTGAAGCAGAAGAGAAAACATCAGCAGCCAGACTTGAGGCGCTCGACCGCACCCACAAAATGTTCCAACGGGAACAATGCAGGGCAGAGGCCGCAGAGAAGCGCATTGCAGAGTTAGAAAGTGGTTCTCAGGCACAAAAGTTAG